GTAAGTGGCAATGGCAAGTGTACGAACACGACCCAAATTTCTAAGATTAGATTTTTATAAATAACCTCTATTGAATATAATCGTATAATGAAACTCTTATAATATAGCTAACGAAAGGATACAACTATGGCAATTTTACCAGGTTCGTCTCCCTCAATTGCAGTAAAGGAAATTGATTTAACCGGCGTTGTACCAGCCGTAACAACCTCTACTGGCGCTTTTGTGGGCGACTTTAGGTGGGGTCCAGTTGAAGAACCAATTCTCGTAAGTAACGAGTCGAACTTGGTTTCTAATTTCGGGTCCCCCGATCAGAATTCCGCCGTTGATTTTTTATCAGCGTCAGCATTCCTACAATACTCAGACTCTCTCTACGTTGTTAGAGAAGTAACATCATCAGCACGTAACGCAAGTTCAGCAGATTCTGCTGCAGCCGCTCCTCTTGTCAAAAACATGGACAACTGGAACGCACAGAAAGGCACTTTAGCTACCGAAAATCTTACTTTCGTGGCAAAGTATCCTGGAAATGCAGGGAACAGCATTAAAGTTGAAGTGTGTCCGTATTCTCCTTCAAACTCAGTTTTTGAAGCTTGGGGCGACTCAGCTTATTCTGGATACTTTGACGGCGCGCCAAGCACATCAACTTATGTTGGTGAGCAAGGTGGTAATAACGACGAAGTTCACGTTCTAGTAATCGATGAAGATGGCGCGTTCTCAGGAACTCGCGGTTCAGTTTTAGAATCGTTTGCGTTTGCTTCTCTCGCTTCAGACGCCAAGACTTCTGACGGCACTGCAAACTACTTGGTTGATGTGTTGAACAATCGTTCACAATACATCTGGTGTGCTTCTGCACCCGCCCCGCTGGGCGCTGGTGTCGCAGCTCTTAACCATAACTTCATCATGACTACCCCCGCAGTTCAGGCAGTGAGCCTAGTTCATGGCGTTGAGTCTGGTGTTTTGGATACACAAGAATTTTTGCTTGGTTTCGACCAATTCCAAGATGTGAATACCATTGAGGTAGATTTCCTGATCGCGCCAGGAATGGCAGACAAAGAAAAACAGAAAACTGTTGTTGCTGATTTGGTTTCAATTGCTGCGGGCACGAACGGTAGAATGGACTGTGTTGTTGTCACTTCACCTGACAGAGCTGCTGTTGTTTACAACCCCGATCCAGTATCCTCTACGTTATCTACGACGAACGATTTTAATGGTTCGTCATATCTGATCGTAGATAATAACTACTTGAAAGTTTATGACAAGTATAACGATCAGTATGTCTTTATTCCCGCTGCTCCAGTAACCGCTGGCGTTATGGCTGGTACAGACGCTGTTTCCGCCCCTTGGTTCTCGCCTGCAGGTTCACGAAGAGGCCAATATTTTGGTGTTACTTCTTTGGCCTACAATGCCACTAAGAGTCAACGAGATTCATTATATAAAGCTGGTGTCAACCCAGTAATCAATGTTCCAGGACAAGGTATTATTCTGTTTGGCGACAAGACTAAAGAGTCGCGCCCGTCAGCGTTCGACCGAATTAACGTTCGTCGTTTATTCCTTGCTGTTGAACGATCTATTAAAGGCGCTGCTAGGAATGTTATGTTTGAGTTCAACGATGAATTCACACGTGCAGAGTTTGTTAACGTTGTTGTACCTTTCCTTCGGGAAATTAAAGGTCGCCGCGGGATCACAGACTTCCGCGTTGTTTGTGATGAAACAAATAACACTGCAGCGGTAATTGATCAAAACCGATTTGTTGCAAATATCTTCATTAAACCAGCGCGTTCAATCAACTATGTTACTCTAAATTTCGTAGCTGTTCGAACTGGTGTTGAGTTTGAAGAAGTTGTTGGCAGCGTCTAAGCACCATTAAGGAGAATATTAAATGGCAATTTTAGGAGTCGATGACTTTAAATCAAAACTGCGTGGTGGTGGTGCTAGACCGAATCTGTTCAAAGCAACCATTAATTTTCCGCAGTATGCAGCAGGAGACGCAGAATTGACGTCTTTCCTCTGCGAAGCAGCACAATTACCAGGCTCTACGGTTGGTCTTATTACAGTACCTTTCCGTGGCCGTCAATTAAAAATTGCTGGTGATCGTACATTCGAACCTTGGACCGTTACTGTTATCAATGATACAGACTTCACTGTTCGTGATTCAATGGAGCGTTGGATGAATGGCATTAACGCACATTCAGCTAACACTGGTCTTACCAACCCAACTGATTATCAATCAGACTTGTTGGTTGAGCAATTGGACAAAGACGCGGAAGTATTGAAGACTTATAATCTTCGAGGCTGTTTCCCGACTTTGGTTTCACCCATCGAAGTAGCGTATACATCAGTAGATGAAATCGAAAGATTCACTGTTGAGTTCCAAGTACAATACTGGGAATCAAACACGACATCTTAACTTGACACTAAATAACAGAGAGAGTGAAATACCTCTCTCTGTTATTTTTTT